TGGCGCGTCTGCTGCTGTTGCTGGCCCTTATGCCAACGTTGAGGCAAATGCTGGCTGGGTCGGTTCTGATTATTCAGGCAACGTGACTGACCTTCACTTGGGCTATGAGCACAGCGAAGGCCCTTACAGCGTTTATGTCCAAGGCGGTCCGGCGCTTGTCTCTGTTGATGGCATGGATTCCGAGCTTGAATTTTCCGGCAAGATCGGCGGTTCAGTCGCTGCTTCTGACAAGGTTTCTGTCTATGCAGAGCTTGCTGGAATCACTGGCGACTTGAACAACAGCTACGGCGGCAAACTTGGGGCCAAGTGGGCTTTCTGATCTATAGTCAGGACTGACTGAGTGTCGGGCTTGGTCAGACGATGGAGAGCACCCCTGATAGCCTCACACTATTAGGGGTTTTTTCGTGCAGAAGATTTTCAACGTGATCAGTGTTCTGTCGTTTGCCATGTCTGGAGCGTTAGTTGGCACAAGTTTCTATGCGGTCAGCAAGTTTCCTGAGATGAAACAACAGGCAATAGATCAGGCTAAAGCTTTTGTCGGTGAATTAGTGTCTGGAGCGGTGACAGATGCAATGCCTGGGCAAGTCAAAGAGATGATGCCTGCGCTACCAACTGAGACCGGTCCTGCTTTGCCTTTTTAATGTCAGATCTGATCAACTCTCCGTCCCATTACAACCAAGGTCGTGTTGAGGCTATTGAGGTTATTGAGGATTCAGTGAGGGACGCTGATGATGCTGTTAGCGGCTACTTGCTGGGTCAGACGCTCAAATATTTGCTGAGGATGTGGCACAAGGGCAATGCGCTCCAGGATGCAGGCAAGGCCAGTTGGTATTTGGATCGGTTGATTGCCAGATTGCAGGGGAATGCCTGAAATTCGCACTATTGGGATCAACGACATTCGGAGTTGGAACGGACCAGCTCCTTTGTCGGTGCCAATTGCTCCACCCGTAACGGTCAACATTGGCGTTCCAATCATTGATCTGCCTAGTTTCAATGCAATGGACTACAGGCCAGAGAAGTTAGTTTCTGATCCAGTCGCTCCGTTGCCAGAAACTTCGACGCCTGAGACACCACAAGCGCCAGCGCCAGCTGCGCCGAATCTTCCCCAACCGAAAGCGGCAATTGACGAAGATCCTAGGTGCCCTCCCTTGAGAGCCAAAGAGGTCGGAACGGTTATTCAAGGCGGTAACAAAAGAATTTCGGGCTATGAGATTCAGGACGGTAAATGCGTCGTCCTATATGAATCAATCAAGTTGCCTGAACAGATGATAAACGCTGTTCCGTCGTTACCGGCTGCAACAACTGTTGCGCTAACGGCATCAGTGGGCGTTGCGGCAGGTCTAGCCACGCCATTTTTGTTGAAGTTGATCAAGCCCGTTGTAAAGAAAGTGCTGACCAAAGTCTCTAAGGCTTTTGGGAAAAAGGGACCACCTGTATCGGTTGCGGAGCGCCGGAAAGCTCAACGGGCAAAACGGAAGGGATAGCGTGTTTGTGCTGTAGGACTTGCCCTGGCTTGGGTTTGATTACTACGTCAGCGCACACAGCAAAATAGGGTGACTTGGGGTGAAACTCAATGCCTTTGAGCTTTAGTTCTCCGCAGTTTTTGAGTCTTGCGATTTCGTATTCCAATCTTCGCGTTTCTACGTTTTGCTGATGCAGTTTGATGTTGGCATCAGCCATTGCTTTGCATCGTGCTTGTAGGCCGCCATCCAAGGGGATGGTTATTTGCATCGAAAGTCCGCCGCTCCAGTTGTGCGAATCGCGTTGGCCCGTTCTTGTTGGCATCTCATATAAGACGGATCCAGGATTATCGAGTATCCCGTTATCATCCCGATCAGAGAGATCGTATACAGGATCGTCATAATAACTCTCAAACGGAAGCTGCCAAGATTTGGATCGATTGACATATGGAGTGACCGTAAGGATTGGGCCTTGGCATTGAATACCATTGCCGTAAGAATTTGTCAGATGTTGGGACGGTGCAATCATCACCGCCTGATTTGTAACGCTTCCAGAGCTGGTTGCTGTTGGAGCGGCGGTAGCTGAAACGCCGCCAATCGTTTCTGCGTTTGCTGGAGCGGCTAAGACTATTGCGAGAAAGTAGAGATAGTGTCGGTGATTTGATTTATTTCGGTGACGCGCTGGATTGTGGTGACGTTCGAGAGACCTGGGCCTGAATAGGTCTCTACGAATTGAAACGCTCCACCAGGGCTGGTGATCTTCCAACTTGGCTTGTTGTTTACGTCGAGAGCTGACCATCCGTTAACCGTTGTTGTGCCTGGTGTAAGGCTTGCTCCGTTTGCGGGTTCAATGTTGGTGCCACTTACAGAGTATTGCCAGCCTGTTTCGTAGGACTCGCTCACAATTGTTTCTGTGACGTTACTGGTCGTTTCCGTGTGTGTGGTCATGCTGCCTGTCGAGAAGTTTGGAACGACAGGTACTGCTGCAACCGGCTTAGTAAAAAATAGAGCGTCCCCGGCCAAGCTGAAAAGCAATAAGAGCAGGAATCTCATCAGTCAATTTTCAGCTCAGTGACAAATTGTCCAATGCCAAGGGTATTAGCTCCACCGGCTGTCACCGTAATGGCTCCTGCGCTTGAGATTGTTCCGGCCAGTGTTCCCGCAGTGCCGGATTCAGTGGATTGCAAGCTGCCAAAATTTTGAACTGCTCCTAGTGCCGGGGCAGCGGTTGGAACGGCATCGGCTTGGGTGTATGACTGGCTAAAGCTAAACGCTGAACCAGGGTTGTCCTGGGTTGCAGCAATGGTTCCTGGAGCGTAAACACCTGAAGTGATGGCACCTGTCGAGATGGTGTTTGCTGTGGTGCCGTCTGTTGTATCAACGCCTGAACCACTGATCGAGAAGCTTGACCCGATGCGGTTTGCAGTGGTCATCGCTCCACCGACCTGAAGCTGAACAGAGCTTTGGATCTTATGGGTCAAATCAGCGTGGGCTGCTGGAGCGAATGCCAGAGCAATCGCTAAGAGAGCAAACCGTTTCATTTTGCAGGAGTGCTATTAGGTGTTTCTACCTTAGGTGGTGCCTTCTTCTGTTGATTAGATGATTTACGTTCTATGCCAAAGCTTGCCATTGCACCAGTCAAAAGGCTCGCTACGAACGTATTATCCATTTTCATTTGAGGGAAGAACCCTAAATAAGAAACGGTCAGTAATGTTGCGCTCCAAACTAAAACAGCGCATTTAACAAGATCTGCAACTGAGACCCCTTCTTTTTCGTCATGATTTTCTTGTGAGTCTGCCATGATTAGTCGAAACGTTTGGTTGATGGTGGTCGAGGTTCTTGCTGCTGTTGCTGGAGCGTCGATCGGTGTTGGCGGTTTGGCGATTGCGGGCGCAAGCCGTCAGAACCAAACAGGTCGGGACTCGTTGGTAAGGCTGACTTCAGCTGTTGATAATTTAGCCACAAGGATGGACGTTCTCCATACTGACCTCAGGCTTAGGGATCAGGAGATTTTCGCGAGGATCAGCGAGCTAGAGCGGTCAGTTGCAAGGCTTGAGGGCCATAGCGACCGGAACTAGACTTTGGCCAATAACCAAGCTCACCATGCTGTTTCTAGTTCGTCCGATTCTGTTCTCGTTCCTGAAGAGCAAAGCTGTCAAGATTTTGGTTCTTGACTTGCTTCAGGCTTACGCCAAGAGCACGGATAACACGATCGACGATCAAGTCTGTGAATACGTGAGCAAGAATCTGTTTCCTCAAGACAGGGTCGAAAAATGAAAACGGAGCCCGCCTGGGTCTTGGTCAGCGGGTTTTTTGTTTTGGGAACGTTGACTGCCGTCGTTGTTGGTGGCGGTGGTTTCTTTTTTCTATCCGGCTACCATGCAGGTGCCGCATCTCAACGTTCAAGCTGTCCTAAACCGGCGTTGAGCAGATGAACCGCTTTTTCATGGTGCTTACGCTGCTTCCGTTCTTCACGCATTTCAAGCCGGGAGATCCCCATCAGTTGGCCGCCATAAAAGAATTTGAGGATGCTTTGCCTGAGGAGTTGCTGAGAGAGGATGCGGCTTGGTTCGAGGCTTGGAAAGTTAGTGGAATAGCGCAGCAGACTCATGTGCCTTATTTCCACCAACTAGATAACAAAAGTGGCCGGGGCTATAGGGAATGTTTTAGCTCTTCTGCTGCAATGGTTGCTGCTTTTTATGGAAAGGTAAAAACCGATGATGAATACAACCGAATCAGGGAACGATTTGGCGACACAACAAGTGTGCCGGCTCAAATTCAAGCTTTGAGGTCCTTGGGCTTACATGCTGAATTTAGACAAGACGGTGATGGGAGTTTGGTTGAAGCTGAGTTGGCAGCAGGTCGTCCAGTCCTGGTCGGTTGGCTTCATCACGGCGACATGAGCAAAGGCGAACCGCCGATGTGTGACAGCTATGGCTGCGGTCATTGGAGCGTCATTGTTGGTTTTGATAAGGATGATTGGATCATGCACGATCCGAGAGGTTTGCCAGATATTGAAAGGGGAGGACACGCGGGGCGATATGGCGGAAAGAACGCCAAGGTGTCACGGCAAGCATTTAAGCAGCGTTGGGAAGTTGAAGGCTCTGGAACGGGTTGGGTGATCTTGGTTGATGATGAGTAAGCTGACGTTTTAATTGGCTTGTATGGCGGTTCTGTGCGACTGGGAGATTCGGTCTCTTTGTGATAGCCATCAACTGGTTTGGCCATTTTCGCCGGAATTGTTAAATCCAGCAAGCTTGGATCTTCGTTTAGGTCATCGGTTGATGATTGAGGTTTCTGACAAGCGTGAGTTGATCGAGATCGATATTTCAGACCGAACAGAGGAGGATCCTTATTATTTAGCGCCTAGTGAGTTTGTACTAGCTGAAACGGTTGAGACGTTTAATCTGCCTGACGACATCTCGGCTCAGTTCGTCTTGAAGTCAAGTCGGGCTAGAGAAGGATTGAATCATTTGCTGGCGGGGTGGTGCGATCCAGGTTGGCACGGAAGCAAGTTGACGCTTGAGTTGAAGAATGAGCGCCGGTATCACGGCTTGCATCTGTATCCCAACCTAAAAATTGGCCAGATGGTGTTTCACAGAATGAGCAACGTTCCAGACATCAGCTATGCAGTGGTAGGCAACTACAACAACCATTTGCGGGTCATGCCGTCTGTTGCTGCCTGATGGGTCTTTATTGGTTGTGGTCATATCTGATTGCCTTCTGGTCAACGGTTGTTGTCAATTGCGCCAAGCCGGTCAATTGGGATAACTGTTGGCCACCGCAGGAGTGGCTAGTTCCTACGTTCCATGACTACATTCGGGCTAAGCGTCCTTACTCTGAGGAACGCAAGATCCTGGAGTCAGTAGAGAGCAGTGATGGACGACATGCAATGGATGATCGCAGAACTAACGCTCCATGAAGAGCTGATGATGGAGCGTTCGGTTCGCTCTATTCACAACACTGAGGACATTGAAGAAGTCCAAGGCTTATGCGCTGCTTTGGTACGTCAGAACTGGCATCAGCGCAAGTTGCTATGTCAGGCAGTCAATCGGATTTCAGAAATGGACGCTCAGCTTGCTTGCTTGGAATAAAGGCGCAACGCCTGCTCATAAAGCCAAAAAGCTTGCCAATCTTGGGCGTGATAACGGGTCATTCCATTGCACGTAATCTCCCAGACCCATTGGCCGTTCTTGGAAACTTTCTTGAGGGTTGGTTTAGACATCTCCTCAAGTTAGGTCGAAGAGTGGGGTCTTACACGAAGCGGTCAACAGGCTTCCACCCCCGCCAGTCCTTTCGGCCCTGGCCCGCTTGATGCCCCAAGCATCAGAAATCTATGTTGTTGTTTGCCTCCGGCTTGCGTGGCTTCTGATCGCTAATAGCAAGCAACAGATAATCGTTGCCAGCTTTGCTTATTCGAGGGCGAAGGCCAGCCCGTAGCTGAACACATTCTTGGCCCTTGTCGTTTTCAGTTTTTGGAGCTTCTTTGATCCATGCAAAAAGCTTGCGAAGCTCATCAACAGGAACTTCAGAAGATGCCCAATAGGCTCCTTCTGTTTTCTGATCCTTGTTGCAATTGAACCAAAGAGTGAAAGCGTCTTGAGGAAAATCGGCCATGTTACTTACCTGTGAAAAAACGAGAGATGATGATTTTGAGGGCTTGATTAGTGTTGTAATCGCGCTGCCTCATAAAGTCGCGAAGTTTGTTGCCTAGGCTTTCGTCAAGACGAACTTGAAACAAGTTGTGAACACGTTTGTCGTCTTGCTCAGCTTGTCGTTCAGAGCGGGTTTTTGGCTTGTTCTCTTCAGACATTGATGGCGAATTTAGTCAAATTGACATTCATCCAGTGTTGGTGCTTTTTACTCGTAAGAGCAGGAGCTACTTTAGCATCGGGCTTTAAATTAAAGTCCCGTCGAAAGCTTTCACAAAAGGACGCAAGACCCTCTGGCGTCAGCTCTTTAATCAAGCCAAGACAGAGATTGCGATCGTTCTCAGAAAGAGGCTGATCACCATCACTTACGCCCTCAACTTTTGCAGCGGGTTTGGCGGTTGGTTTTGCCGCAGGCTGGTCATCAGCAAAGTCGCCGTCCATGTCCATGTCAGCCGTGAGGCCAAGCATGGCCAATAAGGCGTAACGCTTGAGATAAGTGCATGAGCCTCCAAAGTCATGCAAAGCATTTCTGCCTTTACCTATAACCATTGGCAGACGGCTGATCAACTCAGCGCCGCTGATGTGCAGCAGCTTTGTGATCAAGATTGGCTCAAGGCCTTCGCTTGGTTCAAAGACCTGTGAGATGACAAGACCGTTGTTGATCAGATGCGGCGTGACAGTTGAAAGCACTGTTTCAAGGTCAGCAAACTTGCCGTACTGAGCATTGGCTGTTTTGTTGATAGCCGGGACAGTTTTATGAAACTTGACCAGGGCTTCAATTAAGGGCTGTAACGCTGATGATGGCGCAGGGGTGTTCATGTCGGGTAGTAAAACGTCGGTGGGCATAAAGGCTTACGAATTGAGAATCGTCATTAACAACATTTGC